CCGTCGGGTGCATCGGGGATACCCGGAACAATTCCGGGAACGTCGGGGCAGTTGAGTGCCGCTCCTCCGGAAGTGACCGCGGCCACGACTGGGCTGGGAACGTTTGCTGCGGCTTTGGCTAAGGCGTCGAATAGTGGTAGCAACTTTGCCGAGAAATTAAAAGGTTTCTCGGAGAAGGCTGGAGAACTTATCAAAGGGATTGGTGCGGTTGTAGGGAGTATAGCTGGAGCGAAATCAACTGGTGGTGGAATATTGGGAGGTGGTTTGTCTGGAGCGTCTTTTGGGTTGCAGGTGGGAGGGCCAATAGGTGCGGCTATCGGAGGTGCAGTTGGAGCTACACTTGGTGGCATAGTTGGCCATAAACGGCAGGAGATACAGAAACAAATTGAAACAATAAATACTCATCTGGAAGAGATCAAGGACAACCTTCAGAATGGTACGACTTCGCTTGGACAAAGTATAGCGCAGTTGCAGGGGTTGAGAAGTAGTGCGGTTGCAACTTTGGGTGGAACGAAGAAAGGTAGCAAGCAATTACCTGCGATACTGGAGGCTATCAATACTCAACTGGATCAGTTGCTGGCTCAGCAGAAACAGATTCTGGATGATCTACATAATCAGTTGAGTATCATGTTGGAGCCGACAGCGTATCAGCCGATCTTGAATCAGTTGGATGACATAATTAAGAAGTACCAACAGTATGCAAGTGCCGCGGCCGGGAACACGACAGAAGTAGCCAACGCGAATGCGTTCTTGGTTCAGAGTCTGAAACAGTACGCACAGACGTTGACTACGGATGTGAATGATGCGGAACAGCAGGCGATTCAGAACAAGCTACATCTGATTGATCTGCAACAGCAAGAGTTCCAACTAACAGCTCAGTACAACCAGCAGGTCTATGATATTCAAACGCGAGGAGTAACTACCAGACAACGTACGACAGCGATGGGTAAGGGAGCGGAGCTGGCTCAGGCAAAGTATCAGTACGATCAACAGAAGCAACAGTTAGATGCCGAAATCAACGTTACGCAGATGAAGGTGGATGCGGAGCAGAAGATATTCAGTTTGGCTTCTACGCGAATGGGGCTCGAGCGCCAGTTGCTACAGTTGCAGACGGCACAAGAAACTTTGACAGTAGCTAATATTCAGGCTTTACAAAAGACGTTGGCACAGCTGAGCGCGGCACTGGCACCGGGAGGAGTGATTCCGGCAGGGTTATTGAATGCGACGGGGGGAGTGGACATTCAGGCGCTCGAGCAATTGCTTGGGCTACAGCTTACGAACGTGGCATCGGGAGGATTGCCTGGATCAAAACCGGGGCAACCTACGATTACGAATATGCCTCCGGTCTATCAGGAATTTCTGGCAGTGTTCGATAAGAATTCAGCTACAGCTGGTTTCACTTCACAATTGCTGGCTGCAGCACAGACGCCATTTGGATCAGCTCAGCGACAGGCATTGGACAACCTGTTAAGAAGTAATCCGGCATACGGCCAGGAACTGGTGCAGGCCGGGGTGGTTCAAAAACCAGTTGGTGGGGTGTCAATGGATCCAAACTGGTTGAGTTTCTTCGGATGGATCCTGAATAAAGCTCAGGCAACTCAACCGGCCGGGAGTGGAGGAGGTGGAGAAGGAACAGTTCCTACTCCTAGCGGAACTCCGGGAGCAGCAGAGGGTGGTGGAGTCAGAAGAAGCGGAGTAGCGATCGTACATGAAGGTGAAGGAATATTCTCCATGAGAGCGGTTCCTATCTTCCAGAAGATGGTCGATGGGATGGATACGTTTAGTAATATTTTGATGAAGGGGTTGCAGAACCTGTGGAACAATCCGGCGAGGCCTACGGCTCCTGTGCAGACAGGGTTTGATTTTTCCAAGGGAACAAACTTGGGAGCGCCGTTGGACATGCACAGATCTATTTTCGATTTAAGTAAAGCGCGGGTTAGTATGGAGTCAGCATTGTTGGATAAACACAAGCAAGTGATTGCTCTGGACATGCAGCGTATTCAGGCGTTGAGGAATTTACCTTCTGGATACGGAGGTGGTTTGGAGGATGCGCTCGCTCAGGTTTATATGTTGCGGGGCCGTATGGGAGCAGGGGGATTCACGAAAGAGAACCTCTGATCCACCTGGAACGAGAAACTGCGTCAAATCGCGTTGTGGCTGGTTTATGATGGGGTGTACGGGCCTTGAAGATCTTCATAGATACGTCCTCCGGTAGACCAGGAGGAATCGGGTACGTAGACTACACTCAGTCTATAGCCGATGGTAGTCTTTCAATCGCGGACTCGATCAATGTCCCCACGACAATAAACTTCACGTTGTTAGCGTCGGGAGATTCCTTCGACGTTCCACCGATCAGTTCTTACATCAAAATAGTTAGTGAGATTTACGCTGCATCCGGTGGTTACCTGCAGCACGGGCAGGCTCCGTTAACTGCTGGAAAAGTTCTTGCGACTGGATTCTTGACCAATGAACCGGAGAGACAGTTTCTCGGGTTGAATAAAAATCTCAGTAAGTACGGTTTCCAGCAGTTGGCTTATCTGTGTAACGCAACCAGTGATGAATGGTTGCTGAATACGAGAATTGTTCCGTTCGTTCCTGCGTTTGTGAATCAGACACAGGGACAGATTCTAGCTTCTTTGGCAGAAGCTCTGGCTCCTCCGGGTTTCTTCAACGTTAGTTCGTTCGTAGCTTCGGGGGACATAGTTCCCTACTTCCAGTACGATCCTCAGTTGACGTGGGCAGACATCGCGAAGACATTCGCAGACGCGTCCAGGTATCGCTATCAGGTAATTGATCGAACGATATACTTTCAACCGTTCGGGGATCGACCTCTTGGGGTAGAGTACGATGAAACAGCGGGGGAGAAGAAATTCTTTCCTCTGGATATGCAGACGTCTGTACTTACGACTCCCCCTGTGAATGATGCTTTGGTGTTGGGTGCGGACGAGCCTCAGGGAAAGTGGGATAACTACTTCGTAGGAGATGGGTTTACTAGTAATTTCAAGTTAAGAAATAAGATGTTCAGAGGTTCGTCCTCGCTTCTGTTGCAGGATGATTGGACAGAGAACTCGTTTGAGAACAATTTGTGGACCGTGCGAGATCCGTTTGGAGTGTTTGATCTTCCCGGTGCATTAAATGTAATCCAGTTGGGTGCGTCGGGAACGTTGAACGAAACCTATATTGTAGGAAATAACGGTCTTGAGCTTGGTGGGCGGGTTGACGTACAGACCGGAGAGTTTCAATTTGTCGATGTTTGCGAAGGAATTGTTGGTGGAATTTATGTCAACGCGACGCTGACACAGGAAAATTGTATAGCCGGGTTCAGGCTAACGACGCCTGGAATTCCTATTACTGTCTCAGGGTTTGCTGCGGGAGTAGTAATCCAGCCGCTATTGAATGGTCAGCTGGTGGGACCACAAGTGGTTTCACAATTGAACCACCACTATCAGTTAGAAATCTGGTTTGGTGGACAGAATTGGAATAGGTACGAAGCGGCGTATAGAACCCTGACTGGATCAGCGCAGTATGGTGGACTAACTCTTGAGTCCACGGCTGACATTACGTATGTGATCCGTGATCTGGATCTGGCGGCAATCAACGCGGCTCAGTACAATCTGTTCATACAGACGGGAGGAGTAGGTCCGCCGCAGTCGATCATTCCGGTAGAAACGAAGTACACAGTTTCACAGACACCGATACCAAGTTTTGGAATCTACGCACCGATCAATAGTGAGAATTTGAATCTCACTTTGAACTTTACGTTGATTCAGCAGCCACCACAGGGTTCGCTGGAAGTAAAAGCGTTGACGGGTGCAAGTGGAGGACTACTTCCGGTAGCAACCGCGAATCTCGGAGAGTTCATTCAGTATACGATGGGATTCGGTTTGGCGAATCCTACAGCTACGATTACACAAACAGGGGATAGTACGTTCCTGTCGTTCTTTGATGACACGATACCCGGAGTGGGTTCACGAATAAGGTTTGTGGAATGGGCTAACGGGCAATCTATGTCCAGAGTTCAGAACTCTGTTGCCATTGCTCAGGAAGCGGTGATCTCCGGAGATAGTGGTGCGCGCTCGGCAATTATTACCAGCATGGAGCCCAAGCCGAGAACATCAGATGAGTGTGAACTGGCAGCGGCAGCTGCGATTCTGGATAGGTCTTATCCTCAGTTCCAAGGGACGTATTTAGTTTATACGATTCCTTGGAGGTTTGAGGATGCGTTGAATCCATCGCAGACAGATTATCCGAGATCGGGTAGGTACTTGTATGTAAATGCTCCGATGAGAGCGATTACGGGGCAGAACTTTTTCGCTAGTTCGATCAAGACTCAAATAGTTGAACTAAGAGAAGAAATCCTTCAGGTACAGGTTACGTATGGACCGGATTTGTATCTGGAGAAGTTGCTGACGAAGTTCATTCAACGCCCTGAGCCTAACATTCTGGGACCGACGGAACAAACAGTACCTCCGTTACCGATTCAGTTGGAGGAAGCAGGGTCGTTTTATGTCCCAATGTTTGCTTCCGGACAAGTAACGAGTGTGATTAATTCTTTGGATGGTAACTTCATCACGATAGATTTGCATCAGTTACCGGTGACGGCCGCTGAAGTAAGAAGAGTGGATTCGGGTTGGGGACAGAACGATCAGAACCTAATTGGATTGTTTACAGCGCAAACGTTCTTGTTACCGAGGACGGCGAGAGATCAGACTTACTACATACGACCGAGAAATGGAAATCAGACCAGTCGGTTTAGTTATATAGCTCGCGTAAACATGCCGTTGATTCCGTCTCCGCCATTGTTATCCGCGGTTACGAATAGTGGCTTCGTTTTGAACTACAATGGAGATGTGAGGGATATCTATGGTGTAGAAATCAGGATTCCTGCGATCACGGGATCGACTGGTGTGGTCTTACCTATCTCGCACACATTACCGCCCAATACAAATAGTAATTTGATCACTAAACTTGTTCGTTCGGCTTTGACTCGGCCTGATCTGGGTGGGCAGTTGTACAATGTGTTAGCTACGTACAATACGGAATTTGTTGATTTGAACGTGGGGGACGTAATACTTGTAACATGCCCGGCAGATGCGTCATTTAATGGGCTGAAAGTTGTCAGTTACGTTTTGGCGAATGTAGTTGGATGGTTTGATTTAGGACAGCCATTTCCAGATCAGATAGGGGATAACAGTGGATTGGTGGCTGGATCACAGCTGTATAGTACGGGGTTAGCCGCACAGCTTTCTAGCGCTTCTATATCAGGTGGGATGGCTAACCTAACGACTACGTTTCCTCATGGGATGAGCGTAGGGGATCAGGTTGTGGTTGGAGCTAATTGGGCTTCTAGTATCCAGAGCCCGCCGGTTCCTTATAATCAGAGTCAGGATAGTGGTCCGTGGACTGGAGTTTGGATTGTTACGGAAGTTCCGGATACTGTGACTTTACGATTTCCTACTAGTTCGCTGGATGTGGTTGATACGACCGTAGTGGGTTTGGTGGCGAAGATACCGTCAAACTCAATTCCAGCTAATCCGACGTCGGATCAGTTAGCGACCACGAATACGACAACGTTATTCAGACGCCCAGTATTTGCTCCAAGTGATTTGAGCTTCGATTTGACTGATTCCAGAGTTCAGCAAGTTCTAGCTTTGGTTACGTCGTTTGCTCAAGGTGGTGGGATTCCGTTCTATGCGTACTTTTTCAATTTGACGTGGGATTATTCTTTACCGTTGAACCTGATAGATGTGGTTTCCATTACAGCTTCGGGAGGAAACAGCTTAGGGATTGCCAACTTAGCCGTGGATGATAGTACAAAGATTGCAAGTTGGACGTTGACGGGAAGTAAACCGGATGGATACAGGGTGACAGTTTCGGATCAGGTTACGATGCAGGTTTACGACCAGTTCACTTTAGATAATCCGTCCAACCCACAACCGTTGACTCAGTTTACGTTGACGGATGCGGATTTCTACGCGCCTAGGAATATCAATGTAACTCCGTTTAATTCGTTGGGTGACGGAACCGGACAAACAATCGGTCATGTGTTCAGTGGGACTTCGTCGGGTGGAAATAATACAGGAACTTATACGATAGGTTGTACGTTCAATGGTTTGGTTCCATCCCAGTATATTCTAGTGAGAGTACCGTTTGATTTACCAGTTACGTTTTATCAGAACATGGTACCGAGTCAAGCGTGGATAGATATTCCACCTTCGACTGCGGATATGGTTTTGTCCATTCAGAAGATTAGTGTAGCTAGTCAAGGAACGGTGGCTCCGCCGTATATAGTTGCGACAGAGTTTGGAACATTAACGTACAGTCCGGGGTCGAGTAAGGGAGTTTTCTGTTCTACGCTTGCGTCTTTCAATCCGGGAGATGTATTAAAAGTGATAGCCCCAATTGGAACCAGTGACGGTGTTGGAATTGGATTTACGCTGTCAGGCACAAAGGTTTTTGGAACGGTGGATGCGAATGGAAATGTTGTTCCACCAGCACAGCCCGGGGATATTCAGTTGTTGTTGTCGGATGATTTGAACGCTTGGGATGACTTTATTCCTTCGTACACGATTGATTTGAGTATTATAGGTTTGAGTATAGATGGAGCAATGACGATGACAGATGCGTTTAGTAAGGATATGATGACTCCGCAGGCTGGGTTTGGGGATGGAATGACGATGGGGGATGGTGTGGTAGTGGTAATGTCTTAAAGGAGAACGAAATGGATTGGGAATGGCATATATGTGATGTACATAAGTTGATTGATAAAGACGAAACGTTAAGGGAGTGTAAGTACTGTGGCCGGTGTAAAGCTTGGATATGTAAAGAGTGCCACGGGAACTGGCCGAAACGTGCGTACGCAATGATGTTGGCTAGAAAAGAACAGGTGGTTAAGTGATGGCTTGTGCGAATGTTGACAATCCGTATCTTGATAATGATTGTACTACTCAAAGTTTTATCTGTAGTCCATCTTGTTCGCTGGATGCGGTAACGTGTGAACCGGTGAACTATCCTTCGTCCATTATGGTGGTGAGTACGTTGGCGGCTTCTGGTGCGGATATTGGGAATCTGCCGGGTACAGTCTTTACAGGCGTACATGCGTGGAACAACCCACAGGATGCGATAGCAGAAAACGGAACGTTTGCTACAGTAGCTCCCGGAACGAATGAAACAAGTAATTGGTTGGTGGCGGTTGGATTTGGATTAAACATTCCATTGACTTCGACCATTCTTGGTGTACGCCCAGTCTTCAAAGGTAAAACAGAAATTGGAACAGATGGAACTAGTTTCTTTTCTACGTATTTGGCAGATACATTGTTGACTGTTGGAGGTAATTATTTTGTATCGGCAGGTGACCTGACCATCCCATTTCCGGGTAGAGCAAGTTTGGCAGATGATGGATTGACGATAAATTTCATCGGAGCAAACGTTCATTTTGGTTGTAATAGCAGCACACCGGGGTTTGCAAATCCCTATGGTTGTGCGAATACCAGTGATAACGGTTGGATAGATGGATTGAATTGGTGGAACTATACGTGCGCGAATATATACAACAATTTTCCCGATCCGATTCCTGTAAATAAGTCATTCAATCCAACCACTCAGTTGTGGTTGAGGTCATGGACTCCAGCGGAAATCAACGACCCAAGTTTTGGAGTCGGGCTACAGGTACAGAACAATTTGGTGGGCGTCGGCCCGCCGACTTTGACTGCTTACGTGGATTGTATGGGTGTGGCAGTGTATTATGTAGATTCAACTCCACCTGTAGGTCCGCCGACAGGCAATCCGTACGAAACGTTTTGTTAGGAGAGGATAGGGTTATGATTCTGGTGCAATCTATAGTGAACGTGTTTTTTAATAACCCTGTTGTTACACAAGGCGACGGCATGGTATTAGTATTGATAGAGGAAGGGACAGTCGGAGCGCAAGTTACATCGGTTTTTGATAATCAGGGAAACGAATGGTTACATGTCTCAGACGCTTTTAGTGCAAGTGACGTGCCTACGAGTAAAATGTCAGATATATGGTATTGTAAATCAGCCAAAGCGTCAGGGGTTCTTACGATTGCGATAACATCAGTTCCTGTTAATATAACAGCAAACACTTTATCGTTTTACTATCAGTTGCAAGGATCAATTGACTTGGACATAGCGGGAAATAGAACTGGTGCTGGAATTGTTGGTGCGGCTGCTGTAATTGAAAGTGCGACGATTACTCCGTCCGATAGCAATACTTCTAGGTTTTTTGCAGCAGTGGTTGGGCAAACCAATTTGAATTTTCTTTCGGCTTATACTGTTAATGCTCCTTGGGTTCCTTTAGACAATTACGTACATTCTAACGATGAAGGTCCAGGAGCATACGCGATAACTACAGGTGAGATGTCACTTTCGGTTTTCTACACTTTACAGAGTTGGCATAGTACATCGAATACGTTTTGGGTTAGTAGTATTGTCGCATTTGTTAGTATAACTACTGGACCTTGTCCCGGCCCACCACCGCCGGTAGGGAATCCGTCAGTAAGAGGTTGTGAGGGAAACTAATGGCTTATCAATTTTCAGCGTCGTTTGATTATTTGACTACAGCTAGCCAACTGTTTGATACGGTAAGCGGAGCAGTGGCATTCAACAGTGCTTCGGCTAGATTCACGAGTACTCATGGACAGGGTGTAAGCTTTCCTCAGAACTCTTTTCTGAAAAAGATTCTGCCCAGTAGTCAACCGACGCTAATCATGGGAGCCGCGGTAAAGTTTGGATCGTTGAACAACAATACTACGTTTGTGTTTGGGTTGTTTGATACGAATGGTTCGTTGACAGTGCCTCAGACTTGTTTGGTAGTGAACTCGGCCGGGGCTTTACAGTTCTATCGCGGAACTCCAACGACGAACGCAATCGGTGCAGCTTCAGCAAGTGTGATTAGCGCGGGAGCTTGGCATTTTATTGAGATACAGGTAACGATTAACAACTCAACCGGATCAGTGCAGGCATGGGTAGATGGGAACTCGGTGATCGGACCGACAGGTAGTTTGAACACTAGGTCTCAGACTCTCAACAGTGCGAATATGTTGAGTATCGGAGACATTGGGGGTGGGTTCTCCATCGGAACAAACATGGTCATGGACGATCTTTATTGTTTCGATACGACAGGATCAGTATTGAACTCGGTAGCAGGGGACAGTCGTTTTGTAGTGGCGATGCCTTCTGGGCCAGGAGCATACACACAGTTTACTCCAGCCGGTGCGGCGCAGAATTGGCAATGCGTGGATGAAATTCCACCGAACGATGATACGGATTACGTAGCGGATGGAACGACCGGAGATCGTGATAGCTACGATTACGAGTCACAGTCTTTCTCGGGAAACGCGATTATGGTTGTGCCGTGGGCTAGGGTAAGGAAGGACGATGCGGCCTCACGTTCCATTGAGCTATCGGTTTTGAATGGAGGTAACGATGCGTTCTCGTCTTCGATACCGGTTTTGTCGACTTATTCGTACGTGAACGGAGGAGCGTTTACAACTAATCCCAATGGTGGTGGAGCAATAGACCAAACAGCCTTCAACGCTACGGAGTTTGGAGCGAAGATAGTATCTCCGGGTGAGATTCCGTTAACGTTCGGGAATGCAATGAGTGAATCGGACAGTGTGGCAAAGACTTTGGCTTAGGCGATGAATGCCCGATCCTACCTTAAATTTATCTGATAGTCTAAATAACTGGGCAGACTCTGTATCTGAAGTCAAAGAATTAAGAAAAGTCCTTACTGACAATTTGAACAACTGGGCGGATGCTGGAGGGCCAGTATTCGGTACGCGTGTGACTCAACTTCCCGTTGAGCTCATGACGCAGCCTACAGGGACGCAGGTAAGGGTTACTCAACTCCCGATTGAGTTGATGCTTCCAACTGCCGGTTTACTTCAGTTGGTGTTGTCTGATTCGTTAACCATTACAGATTCAGTTTCTAAAATTCTAGAAAAACAGAAAACGCTATCCGATACGTTGACGATGACGGATTCGGGAATAGCCACGCCTTCAGCTCCGCTTTTACTTACGTTGTCGGACAGTTGGAATAATTGGTCAGATTTGGTTTCGACTAGAACGTTTGTTCAGATTCAGTTAACGGTATCCGATAGTTGGAACAGTTGGTTGGATGCGGTTTCAACGTTTGTATCAATTCCGATGAGACGTGTGACTCAACTCCCCGTTGAGTTGATGATCCAGCCACCCAGTCAAGTTAGAGTCACACAGCTTCCAGTAGAAGTAATGTTTCCAACTGGCGGTTTGATGCAGTTGGTGTTGTCAGACAATCTGAACAACTGGTTGTCGGTAGTTAGTCAAGCAATAGTCAGAACTAGTAGTTTTTCAGATTCGTTGTCGATGACAGATTCCGAGAGAACAGTTCTCGGAATGAATCTGGTTTTGTCAGACCAGATGACGCTGACGGATGATTTGGTTACGGTTGAGCATAATGTTCTTCAGTTGAACCTGACGGTTTCGGATAGTTGGAACACTTGGTCAGATTCAGTAACGACACAGACGACGGTTCTGGTTAATTTGAATCTTACATTGTCGGATACGTTGAATTTCTGGCAGGATAGTTTTGCTTATAACATGCCGGTAGCCCCAAGAACGCCTCCAGTGGGAGAGCCGACAGACAACTGCTGCCCGCCGAATATTTGGATATCCGATTAAGCTCCCGACTTCCCGTATAATAGGGATATGGCGATTCCGATAAAGGTCTTGGTTAGTAATCGTACGGCTACGTTAGTAAAGCCCTATCCCTACGAAGACCTTCTGCCTTATTGGTCGTACACTGTTCCCGGTGCACAATACATGATGCGTTACCGTCCGGGATGGGACGGTAAGATCAAAATGCTCAAGTGGGATAAACTTCCCAGTGGTCTGTTTTGGGCAACCAGAAAACAAATCGAAGAAGAGTTGCCAATCAAGTTTGATGTTGTCGCGGATATCGAAGCGCCGGAATTACGAAAAGAAAACCACGTACGGAGTGATCGAGAGTACCAAAACGCCTGTGTGAAACAAATGTTAGTAGCAGGTTCCTATGGTGGGGGTCTAGTTCTTTCAGCTACGGGTTCGGGAAAGACTTATACCGCGGCTATGTACTTTTCAGAGACAGTAGGCCCTCACTTATTTGTAGTAGACCAGTTGGATCTGTTGTGGCAGGCGAAGAAAGAAATGGAATCTGTGCTCGGAGAAAAGATAGGTTATGCGGGTGAGTCGAAGTTCAAACCCAGACGGGTGACAGTCGGTACAATCCAAACGATGCACCGACACAGGGGTGAAAGAGAGTTTGAAGTTTGGACGGAAGACATTCAGGTAGTGATGATAGATGAGATCCACGTTATGTTAAATAGAAGAAATTTCGATGTAGTAACAAACATTCAACCTAGAGCGTGTTTTGGGTTGACCGCTACGTTACAACTACGGAAGAAAGACATACGGATGAGGGCTTGGGCGCTTACAGGTCCTGTTTGTTACTCGTTTCCCGTAAAACAGGGGATGCAGGAAAACGTACTAAGTCAAGGGGTAGTGATGCGAGTGAAATTCAAAAATGAGATCAAAATTTGATTTGACGGGAAAGCGTTCAGAGTACAAACGGTGGTCGGCCGCCTTATGAATATGGCGCGGAGAATAAAATGATCTGTGAAGAAAAAGAAAGAAGGAAGCAACTAGCTGAGGCCTATTTGGCATTCGAGATTCCGTGGCAAAAGTACAGGAAGAAGCATCCAGAAGATACAAGGAACGCTAGTAAGTGTGGGGATCCTAAAGTCGCAGAGGCAGCTAAGAAGTTTTTGGTTCTTATGGAAGAGTGGGAGAAGGACAATCCTCTTCCGAAGGGTAAGTGGTGGGGAATGTCTCCAAGTGGTCCGGTGGCTTTTAGAGGAGCGTAGATGAATGATCAACCGTTCAGCATACATGGAAGCCTATCAGGAAAGAATTGTAGAGAACCCAGAAAGAAATCAGCTGATAGCAAGTCTGGTCAGGGAAGGACGTTCAAGAGGATACCATGTGATAGTCCTGCTAGAGCGCTTACGCCATCTGAAGCTGGTTTCACTCAGACTGGAAGGGATACCCTTCCGGATAGTAGCGGGAGTGGACTACAAGGGGGAGCACCAGAAGTGGGACGAGAAGAAGGGGAAACTGGTAAGGGTGGTGGAGGGGGAAAAGATTGACGTAGAGAAGCGACAGAAGATCACCGGTAAGTTTGAGGATAGTAAAGTAAGAGTCATCCTCGCGAACAAGGTGTTTAAGAAGGGAGTGAACATCAAGAGAGTAGACGTTATCATTAACGGTGGTGGAATGAAATCCAAGGATGACGCGTTGCAAGCGTTTGGGCGTGGTGTAAGGCTACATCCAGACAAAGGTGGGTTACTTTACTTCGACATAGCAGACACAGACGAGAAGAACAAAAGTAACTGGTTTGCTAAGGCTGCCAGATCGAGGAAAAGAGCTTTCAGGTTAGCGGAGATCGTGACCAAAGACTTTGTCTGGGAGAAGGACGGGGAAGCCAAAGAGTTGTACGACAGAGCAGAAAAGGTTTTAAGAAAGGAACTAAAGAAATGAAAGTAACAGCTGAAGTGATAGAGGATATTACCGCGGTAATAGATCAGTGTTTCCATCCAGACTACATCTTTTACGTAAAGGTGGATGGTCGGGGAGAGATGTATCTTCAGGGTGAGTACGAAGAAAAGGACACGGTTACTTTAGGAATAGAAAAACAGTTCACCAGACGCTGGTTGTTAAGTCCAGAGATGAATGAGAGTGAGATCGTGCAAACAGTTTTCAAACTGGTGATGACAAGTATGGAACACAGAGCAAGAGAATGGTTTAAGTACCAGAACCAACCTGTGTTCTGTCCTCACTTTGACGTAGAATGGTTGGTTAAACTTTGTGAGTCAGGAAAGTTCGCAAACCGAAAGAAAGCTGGAGTCAAGGACGTGTTTTTCAAGGAGGAGAAATGACTACAGCATCATACATTGGAAGATGCATTGGAACTTTTATAGAAGCTATAGCTGTAGGTGTTCTGGTTCACATGAAGTCGTGGGATTGGGCTGCGTTTTGCTTTGCGCTTTCGGTTTTAGGTGAGTTATCACTTATTCGACTCTGGGTGAGTGGAAAATGGCGAAACAGTTGATCGTTGCTATCTTCTACGTAAAGGAATGAAATGTGTGAGCATAGTGGTACGCAGTTTAACTGTCACGACTGTGGAACATTGGAAATCTACGGTGAGTCTTACACCAGCCTAGTAACGAGGTTCGGAGAAAAATGTTGTATTTGTGGGAAAACGGTTGAAGAGAATGGTCGTAGACTTTCAGTCGATCACGATCACGTTAGTCTGGTGGTGAGAGGATTGTTGTGTAATAGCTGCAATCTTGCGGTTGGCTGGGTAGAAAAAACCATCAGGAACCGTTTTAGTCACGATGAACGTTGTAAATACGAAAAAGTTGTAGAACATTTGATGCGTGGGGTTTTGTTGCTATCTTCCCTTTAGGGAAGATCAACTCTTAACTCTTACTTCTAGTTGGACTCTAACTATCTAGTTGGGAGGTCAGGTGTTGAATAGTTTAAGGTCGGAACTTAGGCAACTAGGTAATACAGAACTGAGGAAACTGAGTGGAGTGTTGTTAAGAAACAGATCAGAGGTAGAGAATCAGTTAGAGTTGCAGTTCAAGCGCAGGTTGTTCTATCTCAGTAAGGACGACGAGAAGCGATTGCTCACGTTGAGAGTATGGTCGGAGAAGTACCACGTTTCGGTTGGATACATTCTGTCTGTTCTAGTTCCCTTCTACGCTCAAAGGTTTCGCAAAACACGAAAGAAACAGCAAAGAGGTTTGCCCTGCGGTGTAGCCACACTTTGTGGGAAGGCTGCCGAGTATTGGTTAAGGCAGCAGTTGGCGAAAGACTTCCAGGATCAGGAAAACGTTGAGTTGTGGAAACAGGAGAAGCGAAAAGAAATCCTGCTCCAGAGGGACGCCAGAGAAAACGGAGTAGATGAGTTCGAGCCCAGAAGGAAAACCATTCTCGATTACGAGTGGCCTTCGTACTACGTGAGAGCCTACAAGAAAAGAATTCGAGCGGAGAGAAAACTCAACCAGCAGCAACTCAACTCAGAGGAAAACAAACGACGCAACTACCGCGGTAACCCTTTCCTATAGACGGGGTGCCGTTATGGGCTTAAAAACGGTTGTGGAGGCAATACGATGGGGTATAAACCTACGTTGGGGAGCGTAAACGATGTCGTACTGGAGTGAGAGGAAACCTAAAGAGGTCTGGAAGCCAATCTACGAAGGTTGGTATGAGATTTCTAATCACGGGAGAGTTCGTGTTGCGAAGACTAGGCGAGGAGGGGGAAAGATTGGTCACATCATGGCCGAGCAAACAAACCGAGATGGATACGTTTATGTTGTGCTTCGCTATAATGGTAAGTACATTTATTCTGCTCCCCACAGATTGGTGGCTAGAGAATTTATCGGTCCGGTTCCCGAAGGCCATGAAGTTAACCACAAGAACCGGAAGGCTAAAAGGGACAATGGCGTTTGGAACCTTGAATACCTGACCCACGCTGAAAACATTCGACACGGTTTAAGGAACGGCGTTGTTCATGGACGGCCAGGGGAACAGAATGGAAGAGCCAAATTAACTGAAGACAAAGTTAGAAGTATGCGTAGGCTTTATGGTCACGGAATTTGGACTTATACGGAATTAGCTGCGTTATTTAACGTGTCTATAGTTTTGACAAGGCATATAGTTCTTCGAGAAACTTGGAGGCATGTTAGATGAGTTATTTTCACGACGTAGAATTCAAGGAAAAGATGCTGGCGTTCCTGTGTAGAGACAGGAACTTTCTCAAGCGTACATCGAGTCTGTTAGAAGTCAAGGATTTCCATCCCAGAAAAGGTGAAGGCCAGGAGCAGGAGTGGGTAGCAGAAGCGGCGTTGAATTACTGGAAGAACTACGGAGAGCCCATCGGTGGAATGTTAAGACCGATGATGCAGGACTTCGCCAGAGAAAGAAAAATCAACCAGAGATTAAAAGACCGGTTGATGGATCTGACAGACCGAATAAGAAAAGGTGACGGTCTGGTGGCGGTAGAAGCAGTCGAGAAGTTAATCCTCGAGTACAAGAACAGACAGGCTAGAAGAGACTACGTCGAGAAGTTAATCACCATGCAGGAGGAAGGGAAGCTGACGGATGAGAGAATCATCCGGGAGACGTACGAACTGACTAGAAGGTTGGGTAAAACCCAAAAGGTCACAGACTACGGTTGGACGCTGAAGAAGAGAATCCTGAGACGAGAGAAAGAAAAGCTCAGGAAGTTTCCCTTTCTGCTGATAGAACCATTGGACGTTCACATCCGGACCATCCCCAGAGGGGCACTGGCTCTCATCATAGCCAAATATGCCAGAGGGAAATCAATGGCGCTGGCTCACATTGCACGGGCAATGGCGTTGCAGGGATATAACGTTTTGTTTTTCACGTTGGAAGATCCTCAGGAAACAGTAGAAGATCGGTTGGATGCTATGATGACCGGAATCCCTACCAGACTCCTCGGAGAGAAACCGGTTACGTTGAGAAAGAAATTCCTGAGAGTACAGAACTATCTCAGAGGTCGAATCAAGATCTACGATGGAACAGACGGTGGGATGTCGGTCGATAAAATGGAAGAGATATGGGAGAGATTAAGAAACCAAGGGTTCATCGCAGACGTGGTCATTATAGATTACGACGATGAAATAGTTCCGCCCAGGAAGCATGGAGACGAGAGGCGGTTGGAGTTCGCGGATATCTACCGGCAGCTAAGAGTGTTTGCATCCAAGCGGCAAATCTATCTCTGGACGGCAGCCCAGACCAAGAGAGGACATGAGCAGCAGATGGTGGTGACGGGAGACGATGTGGCGGAAGATATCTCCAAGATCAGGAAAGTAGCTTTCTGTTTAGGGATCGGTGCCGGGCCCGGCCCAGATAGTATCTGGGGAGATTGGGGGCCCAACGGGAGGTATCTCTACGTAGCCAAGCACAAGTGGGATAGAATGAAAATCGGTTGGCCTATCATGGGTGACTTCGATAGTGGATTGTTCTACGATAGTGAGGCCACAGCCCAGAAACTGAATGAGTTCGATAAATCGAAAAAGAAGGTGAAGAAATGAAACTGCTATTTTGTCCTGATTGTTATGACGTACAGGGGTTGATTCAACCCGAGTGGAGAACTTGTTACTGTAAGAACTCGGGTGGTCAGTACAACGCGGATGGTATGACGGCTACGTTGGGTGGCCGAGCTAGAGTATTTGGTGTGGGGAATCCGTTCTTCGACTATCTCTATCCGTTCTTGGAGGACGAAGGCAGGAAGAAAGTAAGACGTAAGTTCTATGGCCACGATTTCGATGCATGGTGGGGAGAGTATGAAGGGGATGTACAAATTTTTCGGATCAGTCGTTCGTTGGGACCAAGGTTACTGGTAAAGGTGCGGCCGTACTCTGTGACAGAGAACGTAGTAACGATTGTAGACAAGCGTGAGCATTGGGTAGACGGATTGAAAAACCGAGTCGAAGTTATCGTTCCCAGAAACGTGATGCAGGAAGACAAGACTACGAGGTGGTGGAAGAAAAAAGGGAAGGTGAAGAAATGAGAGTAATTGAGCCGGAGCACGATGTAGGACTTTGCGATGAGTGTTACTATCTATCGTGTCCAGATCGTGGTGAGGTTAAGCCGACCATTGGTTTTGCTTGTGATAATCTTACTTTGTGTATCGAGCATTGGGAACAGTTGATAAAAGAAATCCAAGCAATGATTGCGGAGCACAAGAAATGACATGGGAACCTTACTTTCTGAAGATGACAGAGCATGAGTGGCGGTGGACAGTTACGCTTGTAATTTGTTGGATTGGAATCCAGGTGATGTTTCTGGCATGGAGAAAGAAATGAGTCCTATGACTAACGGTGGCGTTGAACTCAGTGTGTTGGAAGTTATGATAGAAGTAATCAACCGTCAAGGATATGTGGTTATAGGATGCGACCATGAACTTCCAATCGGATATAACTGTCGTCAGTTGGGAATATACAATCGGGAGGAAGGGATGTGGAGCAAGGTTACCGATCATCCTTTTGTGGTTTTTGCAATAGCTACACAAGAGGACGATGACCGGCAACATGAGTTGGTGAAAAGTCTGGAGAAGAAAGAGTATCCGAATCCACAGAGATTTCCGTACTATTACAAAGTGACTACGGACTGAGGTGAATGGTGACTAAAGCAATCACGTTAGTAAAGATCAGGGATACTCTGGAGGAACAGATCTCTCTGATCAAGGCAGTTACAGACGATAGAGGAACGATGTACGTGCTGCGGTCGAACATTCATCCTCTGGGAATGAAATTTTCCACGGTGACAGAAATAGTGCTAGCAAAGCACGAGGCTGCCGAGTTATTGAGTTCACTTTTGGACGAAGTCGAGGAATGGAAGCGGGAGGTAGCGTGAGATTATGGATCTTACAGATGCATTAGACGGGCGAGGGATCCCGTACCGAAGAAGTGGTAAGCCCGGAGAGATTTATCTGTGCTGCCCATTCTGTGTAGAGAACAACGAGTCACAGGATGACAGATTCAGGTTGGGAGTGAACATAGAAACCGGGCAGGCGCATTGTTTCAACTGCGGCTGGAGAACGAGTGATGTGATTTACTTGGCCAGTGAATTATCTCGGGCACTGGAAACAGACATGTTCGAGAAAGGGGAAGTGGTAAAGAAAAGCTTTCCTCCACCACGTCTGCCAGAAGACTTTCAGCCTTTGACCAGAAAGGATGATAGTCATTGGGGGAGGAAAGCGTATGAGTACGTGAAACGTAGGAACATAACAGACAAGCAGATGGCGGAGCACAAGCTTGGATACTCGCTGGTAGATGAGAGCTTTAGATATCGGATCGTGGTTCCCGTATATTATCTGGGGAAGCTGAAGATGATAGTCGGGCGGGACTTTACCGGTAAGCAGAAACCGAAGTACAAAAATTCGTTGGGTAACAAGGTGGTCTATAATGTTCCCAGTAGAAAAGCACAAGCAGGACTTCTCGTGGAGGGAATTTTTGATAGCCTTGCCTGTGAGCGTGGCAGCGGCGGCTCTACTGTTTTTGGTAGCGTGGATTCTCTCGGTGTGTTGGGCCACTCTCTTACGGATATTCAACTAGCACAATTGGATGGTTACAAAAGGTTCATACTCTGGCCAGATCCGGACAAGGCTGGAGTGTTTGGTTTCCTGAGTATGGTGCCGGACTTGAAAAGGATCACGCCGCAGGTTTACATCATTACACCGCGGATGGGACGGAACGAAGAAGATTACGATCCTTCAGAAATGTTTGCACCGGAGATCAAGAAGCGGATCAATCATGCTAAGCCTTACAGCCCGGAACTCGAGCAGCGGTTGAGAGCATGGATAGCATTCAAGGAAGAGGAGTAGTAATGAAACAAATAGTACTGGTTGATGGAAAGAATCTCGTGTTCAGGGTTCACTACGTACATAGACAGTTAACTTCCAAGGATGGGAAGCCGACGTCAGTCCTGTACGGAGTTCTATCCAGTATGCTGAACATGGCGAGTAGACTGCCGGAGGCCAATTGGGCTTTCGTGTGGGATGGCGCAGGGAAGACGTGGCGTCATGATTTGTTGGATGAAGTAATCATCTTGGATAAAGTTCCGACGAAAACTATTGAAACGAAGACTCGACAATTGAGTTGGACGGAACGTCAGTTGCAGACGTCAGTGAAGTTCATAGGTCGAGAGCCACTTACTAAGCAACCAGTGTCACAGGTGAGGAACTATTCCAGACCGCAGAAGCCGCAGGGCTACAAAGCTAACCGTGGGGATCTCCACAACAGTGATGACCACCAGATTGCGTTGCAACAGATACCGGAACTGAAAAGAGTGCTGGAGAAAATAGGGATACGTCAGTTTGAAGTTCCGAATCTGGAGGGTGACGATCTGATGGGGATTATGGTTCATCAGTTGAGAGGAGAATACGATGATGTAATCATCCATAGTGGTGATCGAGATTTCTATCAGTTCATCGGGGAGGGAGTGAGGCAGCTAAAGGGTATCAGGGATGGTGAGTTGAGGTGGGCATCGGCAGAAGAAATCTGGAATGAGTTCAGGGTGCCGGTTGAGGATTGGGTAAAACTGAAGGCACTGATCGGAGATTCATCGGATAACATTCCACATCTATTCGATCGGGTTGGACAGGTGACTGCGGCCAAATGGTTGCAGGAAGGGTTAGATCCTTCGTTAAAAGAGTTCTCGAGCCATCAGGCTAGTGTGCGGCAGAAGTTCACCAGTATAGTAGTGCGTAAAAATCAGATCGAGTTGGCGGCGAGATGGTCGGAGGTGTACAGGAACTATCGGTTGTGTAAAATCATTACGGACCCAACAGCAAAGGAGGTGAGGCACTGTCAGCCTGAGTTGTCGAAGCAAGTGTTGGGTCCTTGGTCGGGAGGACAGCTTAAAAGAAAACCAGTGCAGGGGATGTTCATGTGGCTGACGGAATGGCTCCATCGCTACGATATGGCTGAGTTGTACGGCAGAAGGGATGAATTTATGCGGATTCCGTGAGGAAAAAACTCTTGCTACGTTGGCGGGCAACCACCTATAATAACGATATCCGGTTATGGGTTCCACCGACAATCAAAGGGAGGAAAGTAAGGTCATGCGTCTGATAGGAACGGAAGTCAACCGCCTAGAAAGTTTCAACTATCTGAACATGGTCACCAAAGCAGCATGGAAAACGTGGAGGCTGCTTCCACCGCACACGAGAGGTTGGATCAGTATCGAGGATCTGGTGTTGGACGGTTTACATTGGGTTGAGTCGAAAGGACTGAAGCGTTGGGATCCAAGGAAAGGTTGCCTCAGTACGGTTGTCTATCGCGGAGTGTGGAACTACTTCGAGACATATTATCTGCAAAAGTACGCGAACCACGTCAGCAACGTATCGCACAAGCCCAATCAGGGGAGATCGGAGCATAGTACGATTTCGGTGCAGGATCGGGAAGAGTTTTATCGAGAACAGGGAATGGAGTTCGAGTTCGAGCGTGCGTTGGGCTTGGAAGTTCCTTCCCAAAAAGTAATGGAGCAAAAGTTTCTCGACTGTTTGGTGGTTGAGAACATGCTTAAGCTACACGACAAAGCTCCGTTCAGACTCCAGAAGAAAATCCAAGAATGGTTCCTTGGATCCGCCAGCTGGCAGACAAAGACTCCCAAGTGGCACACAGGGACGAACGAGTTCGTACAACGAGCGCGGGAGTTCCGACGGTTGGCAGACCAGCAAGGAATCACAATCAGCGACTGCCGCCATCTTCTATCCAGTCCAACGTGTCTGGACAAGCTCTCTCGGGAGTTGACGTGGATCCCATTCTCGTATGAGTTTCCTAATCCAGAAGAGGGACTGCGGTGAAAAGTAAAAAGGTTTTCAAGTGTCTCACCTGTACGAGTGTATTCTCGACAGAGGATGTGGAGGAGGGAAACTACTTTCCTTCCACTGGTATCTGTCTGGAGTGCTATCGGGGAATGAGACGCAGTGGTACGACGTGCTTCGGAAAGAAATCCAAGTACGATCAGACTACGAACGAGTGTGGACATGAGTGCCCGGATAGAAACGTTTGTAGAGCATTCGTTACAGCTCGAAAGAAGGTAGCTTGAATGTTTGAAGGAAAAGGACTGCCGGAGGGTGCGGTACGGCCTATCGTTTACCTGTCAGGTTTCACCAGTAAGCTCAAGGGAATGCCTCCCGAAGAGGAAGCCAGGCAACTCATCAAAAGAGCAAAGGTAAAGTATCGCTGCTACAGTCATGCTTTCTGTTGCAAGGAAGGGGCCCACTACTCCAAGCATATCCAGTTAGGGTTAGCGGAAACAGTGAAGTGTGGGGTAAGGATCATGATGGACTCGGGAGCATTCTCATTCCATCAGATGCTGAGAGCAATAGCCAAGGCTGGAAAGAAATCTCTCACTCAGGAAGAGATGAAGAAGTTGAGGGAGCGAACGATTGATTCATACGTTGAGTTCTGCAAGAAGGGAAACAAGAACTGGGACTTCTATATCAACTACGATTACAGGCCACATGCTCCAACAGTGTACGGAGTACAAAAGGATCTTGAGAGGAGAGGGTTGAAACCGGTTCCGGTATTTCATGGGGACGATGGACTGGATTGGTTCAAGAAGTACGTGGATGAAGGTCATAAGTTGATTTGTATTGGTGGAGCCGGATACAGAACAAGGCGTCCGGGATGGGATGCACAGCGCAGGTATTTCGATATTGTGTTTGATCAGGCGGAGAAGTACGGAGTAGAAATCCACGGGTTAGCCCAGACAGCTTTGAGTATCATGTTTTGTTATCCGTTTGCGAGTGTGGATTCAGCGACGTGGGCAATCGTTGGGACGTATGGTTGTATCCTTCATGTGGACAGGAACTCGGGAAAGGTTGGTCCTTTGCACGTGTCCACAACCAAGTCGAACATTCCGAACTCGTACGACAAGATGCCGAAAGAGATCAAGAAAGAAATCCAGAATCGGGTAGAGGCCGAAGGGTTTGACTTTCAAAAGGTCAGGACGACAGCTTTCGAGCGTTCGATTTACAACGCTAAAATGTTCACGACTCATATCATGGAACTCAAAAAATTTATGGAGAAGGGGAAGACACGATGGGAGTCATTGGCTTGAGCGGAGCGGTGTATAGTGATCTGGAGGACGCTTTCAGACAGTTGTTCAACCAGAAGAATATTGCTGGTTCAATTGATAAGGATCACATCGAGGATACGCCAAGACGAATAGCGAAGATGTACGAGGAGTTGTACTCGGGCTGTGATCGGGATCCCAAAGAAGTTCTACAAAGGACGTTCAAGAACAAGGGATACGACGAGATCATCTACGTTAACGATATGCGGTTCATTTCCAGTTGTGCTCATCATGGGTTGCCGTTCATAGGGAAAGCACACTTTGCGTATCTTCCCAGACAGCGGTTGGTAGGGCTGTCGAAGATTCCGCGGCTACTGGAAATATTGGCACATCGCCCACAAGTGCAGGAGAAGCTGACGATTGAGATGGTGGACACGTTTATGGGGGAGCTTTATCCTTTAGGCTGTGGAATAGTGATGGAAGCAATTCATTGCTGTATGTCTATTCGGGGAGTGGAGAACCATTCTGCGTACACTAAGACGACAGCGATCAGGGGAGTATTCAAGGAACCCACGGTGAAGGCAGAATTTCTGGATGGAGTGAGAAAGAGTGGAGGACAGCTATGGCCGTAAGTAATTACGAAGTGATTGATGCGGGAAATGGAAAGATTATTAAGGCATGGCGTAAGGGTGTAAAGTTTGAGGATAAGGCCATTGAGCAGTTGAAGAATACAGCTCAGTTGCCTTTCATCTTCAAATGGTTGTCAGCGATGCCGGATTGTCATTGGGGTATGGGTTCAACAGTTGGTACGGTTCTGCCGACCAAGGACGCTATTGTTCCAGCTGCGGTAGGTGTGGACATTGGTTGTGGGATGATGGCGGTTCAGTTGAGCGTGTCGAAGGAAGATCTTGGGGATTTACATGAGTTGAGATTGGCTATAGAAAAGGTTGTACCACATGGTCGTACTAATAACGGTGGCCCGGGAGATCGAGGAGCATGGCACGATATTCCAGAAAGTGTACAGAAGATTTGGGATGGAGAATTTGCTGAAGGTTATGAGAGGATAATTACTGATCATCCGGGGGCTAAGGCTAGAAATACTGTGAACCACCTTGGAACGTTGGGGACAGGAAATCATTTTATTGAGTTGGCCGAGAATGATGAAATGATTGAGGGAGTTTGGCTTGTTCTCCATTCCGGTTCGCGCGGATTGGGTAACAAAATCGGAGATTATTTCACTCGCGTGGCGAAGGACAGATGTGCGATATGGAGAGTGCAGTTGCCTGACCCTGATTTGGCATTCCTTCCGCGCGAGACAAAAGAGTTTGATGACTATTGTTATGCAGTAAAGTTCGCTCAGCTGTTTGCGTGGAGAAACAGAGAAATAATGTTGGATAACCTATTCGTTATGCTTAGTGAGCGAATAGGAAGAACACTCTATCAGGAGCAGCGCGTTCATTGTCATCACAATTACATAGCGTGGGAGAACCATTTCAATCAGAATGTAATGGTAACGAGGAAGGGCGCAGTGCGGGCTCGATTTGGGGATATGGGGATTATTCCCGGTTCAATGGGAGCACGAACCTATATCGTGAGAGGGTTGGGAAATCCGGATTCGTTTGAGACTTGTTCCCATGGAGCGGGACGGGCAATGGGTCGCAGGGAAGCGGAGAGAACGTTCACGATTGAGGATCACATCAAAGCAACCGAAGGGGTGGAGTGTCTCAAGGATGCTTCGGTATTGGATGAGACTCCACTGGCGTACAAGGACATCGAGGCAGTAATCGCAGCTCAGTCAGATCTGGTAGAGCCAGTTTATCGGTTGAAGCAATTCATTTGTGTCAAAGGTGCAAAATGAATGGATGGCAAGTAAGTCGGGAACGGTTACTCCAAACGTTAGAAATCCTCGAGCAGGTGCCGGCGCGGTTGGGAATTACCAGTTCGGAATTCTATCGTGTGCAGAGGCTGGATAACGGGAAGACACGGTGGACGTTAGCTGCGGATGCTACAGGGATTCTGGACGTGGGAGGGACGGGTGAGTGGCCGGTTTCCAAGGCTGGTTACTTCTACCTGAACAGGAAGGTATTTACGCCTTTCGTGCAGGTGGCCAAGGAACTTAAAAACAAGTCTCCGTTTGAGTTCACGTTGAACGGTAAGTCGATGATCGTGAAGCATGGAAGACGGAAAGCAGTCTTCCATACACAGCCGGCGGTGGAAGGTTACTCCGAGAAGCTCTCTGGAAACTCTCTGAATCACGTAGAACTTTCGGACCACGCTAAAGGTTTGATCTACTGTGCAAGAGATTGTGCCTCAGGTGACTCATTGACTCCAGAACTGAATTGTGTGTATGTCAATCCGGGAAAAGGTACAATAAACGTTCTGGCTAGGAATCAGAAAGTACAGTATCGTGCTAGTTCCAAGATAGGGGAACAGTTAGCGGAAGCGGTTCCTTTGCCTCTGTTTCTGGTGACACTACTTGGTTCACGTTACATGAAATCCATTGAGTGGAAGAAAGGTTTGGTATTGCTGAGATTTCCGGGAGGAGAGATATGGCAGCCAGTTTCGGCTAAGGCTAGTAAGTTTCCACATGAATCAATCGCATTCCATATAGCAGAGGGTGCAAGAAAACCGGTTCTGTTCAGAGTGGAATCGAGGAGACTGGCGCTGGCATTACAACGTTTGGGGTTGTACCTACAAGCTATTCGGCGTGAGGATTGGACACTGCGCTTACGGGGAAGGAAGGGAACATCAGATATTATGTTGAGCTCAGAGATAGCTCACGTAAAGTTTACCGAGCGGGTATTTGTAGATGGGGTGATAGATCAGGATTTCGAGATTGACTGGCCACTGGATCAGCTAGTTCCGGTGTTCGATTACGTTGGGCAAAAGAATAAAAAGTTGTGGTTGGAAGCGAGGATATGGAAAGCCAAGACGAAGACCGGAAAACGTGTTTTGGCAAGTTACGTAAAGACAGGGGATATTGAACTGGTAATTCCTAGCAAGAGGGATTGATAAATGGCCTTTGAATATCTCCAGATCGAAGGACAAGACGAAGCCAGCGAGTCGGGTAAGAAACAAAGTATTAGTGCGAAACCTAAAGTGTCGTTGTTTGGTTGTGATAACTGTCCATCGAAGTTGAACTGGAAGCATGGTGTCAAGCCTATCTTCGGAGAAGTCACGGGAAAGAAAATTTTCGTGTGGGCACAGAGTCCCGGGCCACAAGAGAACAAAGCGGTAAAGGAACTCATCGGGCCATCTGGGGACTGGTTGTGGAACGAGTTGAAATCGGTTGGGATAAAACGTGATGATTGTGACATTCAAAACGTGGTCAGATGCTTTCCTGCAGACTACCAGGATTACGAATGGCCCCCACTGAAGATGCGGTCGCCAGAAAAGGTAGAGATCAAGTGCTGTCAGAAGTTCAATCAGTTAGCAATAGAGAAGTCCAAAGCCAAGGTACATCTGGTGTTCGGAGCGGTGGCACATAAGGCTCTTCTCGGAGTCGAGTACAAGAAAGCAAGAAAGGTTTTCTATTCTCCCAAGCTCAAGGGTTCGGTTTTCCTCTTAGATCATCCTTCGTATTTCCTCAGATCAGGTTACGGTGGAAAGGGACAGCAGAACGTTCCATCCGACAGGCTTAAAATCTTCCGGCGTACGCTGAGAGACGCAGCGCAGGTGGCGCAGCAAGAAGGGCCCGTTGGTAAGTATTCTTACATCAAGACACGGAAATACGTTCCAGTGGAGTCGGTTAAGACGGCTGTGGAGGCCTACAGAGCGATCAAAGCGGTCAAGGGTACTCGAGTAGCCGTGGACTCGGAGCATGGCTATATCGACGGTGTAAAGACGGATTTGTGTTGGGCGTTCATTATTAAGCCCGGGGTTGGGTATTGTTTCCCAACGGGAGTCAGGAAAATTCCGCGGCAGGTTCGTAGAGTAAGTATCAGGTGCGTAAAAAAGCTTTTAGCCAATGTGCAAGTTCGAAAGGTGTTTCATCATGGAAGCTCGGATGTGGAGGAAGCCAGAGAATTACTCGACGCGGAAGCACATGGTTACGACTACGACACTGAGTACGCCGAGTACTTCGCAAACCCTGTTGGTGGAGATGGTGGAGGTTACGGACTGGAAGCCATCGGGGATCGGAGATTTCCAAAGTTTGGGGGATGGAAAGAAATCATCCTTCCGGAAGCTTTCAAAGTGGAGTGGCTAGAGGGGCGAAAGCTGACTCCGGAGAAGTTGAAGCCTAGCAACTTCATGAAACTGTATGACGCGGCTAAAAAAGAAAACGGTTTCAACTACGGTCAGGTTCCTTGGAAGAAGTTGTGGTTGCGGTGTCTGGCAGACGCGGACATCACGAAGCGGATAGAAATCACAACCAAGGACAGAGTTAATCCTCCGTTGATGTGGTTGTACAAGGATTCAGCGTTCGTTCTGGGTCGGATGGAAAGGGAAGGTCCACTCTTTGATTATCAACAACTGAAGCAAGTGAAGAAGCTGTGGCCTATACGTGTGGCTAGACTGGAACGGGATATCAGGAAGTTGGTGGGCGACAAGGATTTCAACCCGGGATCACCGAAGCAGGTAGAGAATCTGTTATTCAAGAAACTGGATCTCGAGTTTCCTTTTGAGGGGAAAGCGAACACGCGAAAAGAAACGCTGATAGCCATGTCGGCGGAGCATGAAGTTGTTCCCTTGATTCGTCAGTATAGAATTGACAAGAAGGTAGAGGGAACCTACATAGATGGGTTTGAGGCCTGTGCGAATATCAATCACGGGAGGCTGAGGACGAAGTGGTGGTTGACAGGAACTTCGACGGGGCGTCTATCTTCTGGAGGCGGAAAAGAAAAGAAAACCGGAGACAAGAGTGTGGTTAACCTGCAGAATGTCCACGGCGACCCTGCGTTGCAAAATCTCTTGATCTCCGACCCTCGATGGCGTGAAGTCTATAAGTGTTGGAAAGAGAAGGGACAATTTAACGAGTACAACTGGGAACAGTTTAAAGACTTCAAGGTATTTCTCGGATTTGACTTTGCCCAGATGGAGTTGCGATTCATCGCAGAGCAGGCCGGGGACAAAGAATACATCAAGATGTTTATGGATCCGGAGAATGATCCCCACTCAATGGTTGGTCATGCCTTGACGGGTTGGTCAATCGAGAAGATCAAAACGGATGACAGAGTCCGCCGAATAGTAAAAGCGATGCACTTTGGAATCGTGTATGGGTTGAAAGCTCCGGGACTGGTTGCTAACCTTGCAGCGCAGGGTGTAAAGGTAACGTTGAACGAGATGCAGGGTTATATTGATAAGTACTTCCAGAAGTACAAGGGAGTAAGAATCTGGCTAGACAACCAGATGAAGAGAGTTGAACAGTTAGGCTATACGGAAGACGTGTTTGGTTTCAGGCGTCCTATCAATGTGGATGAGCAGAAGTTCATGGGAAGAGAATGGCAAGGTGCATTCTGGGGGAATCAAGCTGTGAATACTCCCATACAGGGTGGGGCACACAAGATGATGCTGGTGTCGGTCGCGGCTTTGGAAAGAAGGCCGGAAGCTTACAGTCTGTTACAGCATCCCCAGTTAGAAATCCATGATGCGTTATACTTCCCGATTGCGTTAAAGAGTCTGTGGGCTGCGTTTAGACAGGGAGTGGATCTGTTGGAACGCGAGCCGATTAGAATAGTAAAAGAACATTTTGGTGTTGACTGGCATGTGCCACTGAAAGCGGAAGGTGCGGCTGGATTCAGATTCGGTGTGAAAGTAAAGGATATCGGGGTTAAAGTCAAGACGATCTGGGAGTTTCTTAACGAATGGTGCCAGAAGAACCAGGAAACGCAGCTGAAATTGCAGAAAGAGATACAGGCAATGACCGCATAGCTTCCCGTACAATATTTCATGGCTACCAAAACACATTTCGTTATGACTCCCAAAGAGTGGAAGGCTGAAGTTGGGAGCATGGAGGACATATCCGATGAACTGCCGGATAGTTTCTTGATGTTTGGTCAGATCATGCGAGCAAAGGTTCGCTATAAAGGAAAGGTTTACTATGCGTCTGCGTGGAGTAACGGCAAAGATGCGTGGGTAGATATGGTGGAACAGTAATGGCGGTTTACTTAAATTTTAGTGTTAAGTTTCACGGTAAGGATTTGCCTAAAGATATAGTTGACTTGGAGGTAATGAGGAAAGCATTGGAAATGTATGCTAAAGGTTTGCATCCGGGCCGTGAGTTTGATGACGATGTTACAGTTGAGTTGGAAGAGTCAGCCGGAGAGTTGGAGGAATAGTGGGACAACTAGACGACATTTTTAACGCGCCAGTGAATTTGCGGAAGCTGATCTCGAAGATCAGTTTTGACGCAGAACTTCTGGAGAAGGCCTCGTTAGAACAGCCGGGACTATACTTGGAAGCTTCAAGATACCGGACGCTTAAAATGCGAAAAAAGAACAAGGCCTTCGTCCAGAAGGATATGGTGAAAGCCGAGCTTGGAATCAAGTATCGGAAAAGAAAAGGTGACGGTGAGAAGTTGACGGAAGGAGCTGCAAAGGATAGGGTTCTATTTGATCCGGCGATGCAGGAAGCGCAAGCGGCTCTGGACAGAGCAACCGAGGAGGAGGTGTGGGCACAGGGGTTGGTGGAAGTGTTCCGGCAGAGATTGTCAGTGCTGAAGATCGTAGCCGAGATAAGAAACTCGGAGATGGCTAACGAGATTCGCCATGCAAAAGAAAACATGGCAACTGCCGGAATGAGGAAAGCAGCGGAGCAGGCACGGTCGAAGTTTGATAAGGATGGGGAGGATGAAGAATGACACCCCTTGAGTTTTTCCAATACAGTTTGATGGCGGTGGTAGATGTGTTCATATTGTTGTTTTTCATAGGAGTGACTCGTGGGTTACTCTTAGGTTTGGTTAAGGTTTGGATCAAGTTCTATTTTGCGGAGCAGGAAGCGATGTACAAGAGAATGGCAGACGTTCCTACTCCGTTCGACATTCACAGCAGGATGCACTAACTCAGGAGGATGCATGTTGAAGAAAAAGAAGCACGTGGAAGAAGAGGATGACTTTCGGGGCAGGGCAAAACGGGCCAAGAAAGAAAAGGAAGAGCGTGGAAGATTCTCGTTTCCGGCGGGCGTGGAGACAACGTTTCGTATTCTGAAGACTCCACGGGACAAGGAACTCAACTCACCCAGTGTGTTCATGTACCAAAGGGTGCATCGGAACATTGGCCCAAAGAACGGGTTCTCACGTTGCGGTAAGGACATCGACGGCAATGGTGAGTGCTGGTTGTGTGACGTGAAGATCCCTCAGCTTCGGAAGAAAGGGAAAACGGTTACGGCTCAGAAACTGGAAGCCAGCGGTTCGTTTGTGGTACAGTTGGCGATCGTTGACAATGAGTCGGGGGAATGGCGTGGACCGTTGACTCTTACCACGAGTCAGGGAAAATCCGCAAAGTCTCTTTCCTACATCATGGAATCTCTGATCCAGAACACGAAGCGGGATTTCGTGAGTCATAAGGATGGGTATAACGTGACTCTGGAGCGGACAGGATCGGGGAGGAACGATACGCGTTACGGAACTCCGGTGCCGGACGATGAACCTACGGACGTTCCTAAGGAAATCGTGGCTCGGTTGAAACCTTTCGAGTCATTCTTGTTTCAGTACAGTGAGGAGCAGCAGAAGGCTCTCTACTTCGGTCGTGAGTATGATTCTACGGCAGAGGAAGAGGAAGAGAAGCCGAAGAAGACCAAGAAGCCTCGCGACGAGGAGGAAGAGGAAGAAGAATCCGAGGAAGAATCCGAATCCGAAGAAGAAGAGTCTGAGGAGGAGGAAGAGGAAGAAGAGCCTAAGCCCAAGAAGAAAAAGGTGAAGAAGTCCGAGCCTGAAGAAGAAGAGGAGGAAGAAGAGGAGTCGGAGGAAGAAGAGGAGTCCGAGGAGGAAGAGGAGGAGGACGAAAAGCCCAAGGCCAAAAAGAAGAAAAAGCCTGCCGACGAAGGGGAAGAAGAGGAAGAAGAATCTGAGGAGGAGGTCGAAGAGGAAGAGGACAGAAAACCGGCTAAGAAAAAGAAGAAACCAGTAGAGGAAGAAGAGGAAGAGGAAGAGGAAGAGTCTGAGGAAGAGTCTGAGGAGGAAGAGGAGGAGGAAGAGCCTGCTCCCAAGAAGAAAAAGAAGAAAGTAGTTGAGGAGGAAGAGTCTGAGGAGGAAGAGGAGGAAGAGTCTGAGGAGGAAGAGGAGGAGCCGGCACCCAAGAAGAAAAAGAAGCATTGAGATTCGGACGGGGTCTGGTGCGGGGCTACAAATCATCGCGGCCTGGACTTCGGACGATAGGGGCGAGCTAGTGATGGACAAGCACCCATCAACGCACACGGCTCGCCCCGGTACTTTCACTGGAGGATAGAATGACAGCGGATGAGATCAGGAAAGAGTCTGGGAACAACTGTGAGAAGTTGTACACGTGGAGTGAAACAACTGGGCGCATATTGGAACTTCTTCAGTACGCATCCCAGATGGAGACTGCAGCTCAGTTGGCAGAACTGAATGCTACGTTAAAGGCGTGGACAGACCGTGGGCAGTTTTTGGCTACCAAACAGTTTTCAGCCGCAGCTTCGGAGAGATAAATGGCTAAGAACAGCATGAAGAGCATGTCTCCGGGTGAACAAGTACTCGCCATCCAGAACTCGATGTACGATCAAACCTTCGAGCGTCCAATGAAGTGGTGGTTGGATCTGGGGGATCCGTTATTCAATCAGGTGATGGGGTCACGCGAGAAGGGAATGTGTGGTGGGCGCACTTACGTTCTCACCGGCCCACAGTCCTCAGGGAAGACGTTGATCGCAGCGAAGATCGCGGGACTAGCGCAGCAGGATGGAGCGATCGTGGCGTGGGGAGACGCGGAGGAATCCTTCGATCCGCGGTGGGTGAAGATTCATGGGTTGGATCCGGGTGAGGCGATTCGTCACAACGGTAAGATTATCGGATACGAGAAGATTGCGTTGTTTCTGCCCCTATACGGCAAGCTTGGGAAGACGCAGAAGTTTGCAAAAGGGGAAGCGAGGGTTGAGACTGCCGAAGAGTACGCAGAGCGTATGGATAAGTGGATGCGGCTCCAGCGTGAAATCCACGGGCCAAAAGTAAAGTTATGTGTGGTGCTGGATTCCACAACAGCGCTGACAACAGAGAAAGACGAGAAGGCTGGTTTCCTGGATGAGAACATGAATACCAGAATCAGTGCATTCTTTATCAACAAGCTTACGAAGTCGTGGAAGACTCTGGCGCCTCACGTCAACGCGATCATAGTGTACGTTTCCCAGTTGAGGACTTCACCGGGGATGTTCGCTAAAGAGTACATGCCGGGAGGACGTGGATTGTACTTCCATCCTCACGTACACGTGAAAGTAATCCGGATTCATAAAGGTAAAGTAATGCAGAATGGAGTACAGATTGGTGTGAAGTCGCTGATGATCAATACCAAGAACAAGTTGGGTGGTGGTTCGGTGGAGGGATTGGAGTGTGGAGTACAAACTTACTTCCACAAGGACAAGTGGAGGTTTGTGGAATCGTCTGAGTTCAAGAAAAAGGAAACTGAGTGATGTTAGCTCTCGAGAAAAAACTTCTGTATAGCACAGCGTTGTTCAGCGATGACGATCATCGTAAGTATAGGTATATACTTACTCGGTGTTGGGATATTGGTCGCTTCAAGCTGGTGTGGGTAATGTTGAACCCAAGTAAGGCGGATGAGAACAGGAACGATGCAACGATAAGACGGTGTATGGGGTTTGCGAGCGCATGGGGTTATGGTGGAATCGAGGTTTATAACCTGTTCGCTTACGTTTCTACTTATCCAGAGATGTTGATGAAGGTTAAGAATCCAGTGGGGCCTAAGAACGATGACGTGCTGAAAAATATTCCTCGAGATAGGGACGTGATGGTGGCGTGGGGGAACGTTAATCCGGCGTTCTCGGAGAGAATTACAAAGGTACAGAGTTTGTTGAACAGAAATTTGTTTTGTATGGGTTGTACCAAGCTGGGTAATCCCAAGCATCCAGTGAGGTTGGCAAGCAGTACGCAACTCACACTATGGAGGAAAGTATGAAGGGAAAGCGTAAGTTGAGTAGGAAAGCAAGACTGGCAATTCGGCAGGCGCAGAAAGCACGTTGGGCAAGAGTACATGCGACTACGGATCAGGTTGTTGGAACTAGTAGTGCCGGACAATCGTTTATCGCTTCAGTTGATTTAAGAAACCGTGAACGTAGAAAGCTGGAGAAGGAAAGCGACGGTGTGGTGACTGGCCGTACAGCAAGATCATCGTCACAGGCGCCGTTTTACCATGATATTCCCCCAGAACTGTTTCGCAGATTGGGGAATCGGCACAAGGGTGGGCATTTGAAATACTCCCCAAAGATCACGATGAATCTCAACTATCGTCAAGGAATTGACGATCCGTTTTATATCATGGATCGATTGAACCACGTGTTTGAGCACTTGGTTGCGTTCTTGGCTGATGGTGATGAGTTGGATGACAATCTGGCTGCCGCGGTTTGGAATATCAGTTTCCTGATGGAGGCAGAGAAGATAGCTCCAGAAGCAGTGAAGATGGTCATCGGTCAATCGAAGTTGTTCGGGAAGTCAGCTGAAGAGTTCAGGAAGTATTTGGAGGCAAGCCAGTGCAAATAGTTGAGCCCTACGCACGGATGATGCCACTCCCGGGATTGGATATTTATGCGGCTGTGTTTACTCCCGGGATGGGGTTTGAGTTACTTCGGCGTGTTGAATGGTGTTCGAGAATCAGTCATCGTTCAGAAGAAGCGGTGACTAACGATAGTTGGAAACGAATTATCAAGAGCGTGGTGTTGGAACACGGTGACTGGTCGGTGACGGAGCACGCTGTGGTGTCGGTGGACGCGTATGTGGACCGTGGGATTACTCACGAGTGGGTGCGGCATAGGATGGGAGCCTACACTCAGGAGAGTACACGATTCGTGAACTACGAAAAGAAAATGAAGCCGAGTTTTGTAAATCCTTTTGGTTCACCCAGGTTTTCTTCGGAAGAATTAGCGGCTCACCCGGATATTAGTGGAGGTAAGGCACGCGAAGCTTACACAGCGTGGGAGCACGCGATTACCGCTTGTGAGGAGGCATATAAGTACATCCTTTTGATGGGGTATCCTCCACAGATCGCACGGTCGGTATTTCCAAACGCTTTAGCTTCAAGAATCATCGTGACTTACAATCTCAGGAACTGGCGTCACTTTTTCATCATGCGTACGACGAAAGAGACACATCCTCAGATGAAGCAGGTTTCCATTCCACTACTGGAGGAGTTCAAGAGGAACATTCCACTCCTCTACGACGATATAGAACCCAACGCACGTCAGGTGGATAACCTGAAGAAAGCGAGATAGTGATGCCAGAGAAAGTACAGAAAGAAAAACAAACAATCGCGTCGGAAGAAGTAGGTTCGTTGGAAGAGGTATTACCAGCTTCGCCCTCACTGGCTACGTTACCAACGTTGATTGGTGGCTTCGTAACCAAAGTGATGCAAGATCCGGGAACACTGAATGGTTGTGCAGATGAGTTGAGGATGTGGTACGACGCACAGCCGCTGGAGAACAGAAAACAGTTGATTGCTGACGCACGGAAGGCAATCGAGACAGCCAAGTTGACGACAGAGTGGTTGTTCTCCCAGTATCAAATGATTGCAAGCAAGGATATGTAGATGGAACTGTGTGATCAAATTCGGTTGGTGATCGCAACTGAGTTAGGCGTTCCAATGGAATCGGTGAGAAGCGAGACTTTATGGAGCGAGCTTAAAGCCGATTCCTTGGATCGGGTTCAAGTAGTTATGCGTTTGGAGGATAATTTTAGTTTAGGGATGACTCCGGACAGTGTGATGATGGAACTAGCTAACAGTCCAATCGGGGAAACGATCAAGTTTGTGGAGGAGCAAATTGAAGCCAGAAGAGTGGGTCAGCAAAAGAGTTAGGCATCTTGATGGAACAGTGGTTGTGTTTCGAACTGAGCCACTTCCATTTGAGAAGCTGGAACCTTTGAAAGCTGTAGGAATATATTTTGAGGGAACGGACGATTTGGTTGGGTTCGCAGTTGAGTCAAACAATTCCGTGGGGACACAGAAGCGGTTGACAAGTTTCCTAGGTAGTTTGATTGAGTCTTATCTCAAAGAGAATCCCGTACAATAGAACATGGCTACATACTTGAGAGTTCAGATTAGTATCACTCGAGTAAGTGACGGAAAGAACGTTACCTATTGGGATGATGAAGGATTGTACCAGGAAGGTGATTACGATGGTGTGTTCATCTGGGAGGATGGAAACTTTTCATGTGATTGTAATCGAAGCCTATTCTTTCATCGAGCTCTTGGTTTACCGGAAGAGGACTGTAGTTGTGGCTATGAAGCGTTTCGTGTAGATTTCATTAAAGACGAAACCGGAAAGATCTGGTATCAGGAACCATGACACAAGTTCTCGCGTTATCGTTCCGCCCGAAGCGGTTCTCGGAGCTCATTGGGCAGGAGAAACTAGTCAAGAGAATCCGCGGCCATTTCCAGCAGAAGCGTGTTCCTACGGCATGGATGTTCATGGGGCAGAAAGGGGCGGGGAAGACTACGATCTCACTTATCCTTGCGATGTCGTTACAGTGTAGGCATCAGGATTTGATAGGTGAGCCTTGCGACGAATGTTACGCTAAGGAATCGAGCTTCAATATCATCAAGATTCCGGCCGCAAAGTTTACAGGTAAGAAGGAACTTGAGTCTATGTTGAGTGGTTACGACTTGAATCCTAATCCGGGGTCGCGCCGAAGGATTTACATTCTGGATGAGTTGCACAAAGCATCAGACTCGGCTCAGTCGCTTCTACTGGAGATGACTGAGTTTTGTCCACGAACGACAGTGTGGATCATGTGTTCTAGTAAACCAGAAAAGATTCTGGAAGCTTTGGTTTCTAGATGCACTGGTAAGTTTACAGTGCCGGGATTAGACGAGTCTTCGGTGCGAGAGTTAGTAAAAGTAGCCTTATCAAGGGTTCGATCCAAGTTGAGTGTAGCAAATCTATCTGACGCATTGTTGGAAGCAAACGTTACAAGTCCGCGGTTGATTGTGAATGCGGTAGAATCGTACACGTCCGGAGCCTCACCAGAGGAAGCAGCTCGAGTGGAGGTGAGTACGGACTTTGATGTGAATGCTTTGTTCAGGTGTGTGCGGACAGGGGACTGGGAAAAGACGGCTAAGCATCTGAGGGGTGCGACGCCGGAAGACGTGCGAGGAATCAGGAGTTACATAGCCAAGGCGTTGAGTAACATTCTCTACGACGAAGTTTCATTTTCCCAGAGAACTAGAGTTGTGGCAGAAGGGATCAAATCGCTGACACAGATCTATGGGGATGACAGTCTATCCCTTTCAGCGACAGCGGCAACGTTGTATGAGCTGTGTCGGAAATTCGCGGAATACAAACGATGAGAATTGAACCTAGAAAGTTTTTAGTTGGGCGTAATCCACTCAGACATAGGAAGCTATTATGTTTGGTAGCAGAGACTAAACAAGAGAGCGAGTTGATTGATGAGTATCTTGGAAACGTAGTTCATCAAGATGGTTTGATTACGGAAGTGAGGGGGGCAAGTTTGTCTTTCCGATGGTTACGCGGACCATTACATTAGATTGGAGACGGCATGAAATTGATGGCGGAACAAACAACAGATGAGATTCGGCAGAAGCATATCAAGTTGGATGGAGTATGTATGCAGAAAGCCAAAGCCCGTGGACAGATGACGTTCACGATTGTGGAGCAGGATGCTACAGCTTCGGAGACAGTTGCGTACTGGATTCTTTTGAACTGCAAGACAGCACCACCAGCAAAGTTGTATGAGGCGCTCGAGTTTGTAATCGCAGCTCGAGAGTTTCCCAACAAGAAGAACGCTGACTAAGGAGGTTACTTGGTTAAAACCATAATAGTTTCGATGGTGTTGTTGGTGGCGAGTGGTTATCTCATTTCACTTTGTTTTGAAGGAATGAACCAGGCAAGTGATTTTACCTACATTGGTGGGATTTTTGGCCTGGTGTTGTGGTTTGTGTTTTTGCCTAGGACGTACAAAGGTTTGGTTTGGTTGTTAAATTGGACTGGAGGGAAAGCGGATGATCGGAAGATTGATAACGATAGTGGTATTAGTAGTGGTGGTGTTAGTAGTGATGGTGAGCTGCACAACGAGAATCGGCCCCGGGATGGTCGGCATCGAGGTGGACCAGTCTGGTAGTCAGAGGGGAGTACAGGACTTCGTACTTAAGACGGGAAGGGTTTGGTACAATCCGTATTCGACTTCAATCATTGAGTACCCTACGTACATGCAGTCAGTGGTATGGACTGCAAGTAAGGATGAGGGCCATCCAGTGGATGAGTCGATTACGTTTACGACCAAGGACTCGATGATTGTGAACGCAGACTTCAACGTTAGCTATCTGTTGGTGGTAGAGAAGGTACCTGAGTTCTATGTCAAGTTTAGAAGTGATGATCTGGAAAAGTTCTCAGATGGTTTCATGCACAATCAAGCACGAGACTGTGTGAATAACATTGCCGGCAAGTACGACATAGAGCAGATTATGGGGGACAATGCGGACTTCATTTCAAACTCGAGAAAGTGTTTGCAGGATACAATGGCGTTGTTTGGAGTGAAGTTGGAACAGTTCGGATTGATCGGTGCTCCCAGACCGCCGGATAACGTGAAAGCAGCAATCAACATGAAAGTGCAGGCTACCCAGTTGGCGTTACAGAAGCAGAACGAGGTAGCACAGGCACAAGCGGACGCCAAGTCTCGCGTAGCAGCTGCGGAAGGGGACGCCGCGGCAATGATTGCGAGAGCGAAGGGAGAAGCGGACGCTAATCGAATAAAGTCGAGTTCGATTGACGATAAGTTGATCGCTTGGTACAAGCTCACTAACCAGCATGATTTGATCTGGAGGTGGGATGGAAAAAGACCAAACGTGGAAGCTGGAAACGGGGCTGGAATGTTGTTGCAGTTACCGAGCAACTAATGCGCGGACTTTTTTCAGCGGACTGGCAGG